AGAATACCCAGACCACAGAGAAACATTTCAAAAGAGAATGGAAAACTTATTAAAAGATTCCCCTTTCAATGTGAATACTCTAGCAGACATTAAACTATATAAAGATATTGAGAAAAGAGGATTCTTTGTAAAACTATTCAATGTGAAGATTACAGATGAGGAATTAAACGGTTATGCATTACGGTGTATGACCAACAAAGAAACATTGGAATGGGTGATTACCTCTTATGGCAAAAATAAGAATATCGGAAAAGGACAAGACGGAATACAACAAACTCAAAAATAGGGTTAAGTCCAAAATAGCCAGAACCATCAAGAATTATGGTGTTAACCTTATTAAAGAAATTGATATTCCTGATTTGTCTGAATTTAAAGACCGCAAACAGTTTAATGAATGGAAAAAGAAAGCTGCATCCTTCACCAACAGAAACAACAGGAAATACCAATTTAGAAAGAATGAAAAAGGGTTTGTCTACAATGTGGCAGAACATGAGCAAACCAAAAGAAAATATGATCGCGCTGTCCGACTTGCCAAAGAACGTAAAAAGAAGATTGAAAACTTAGAATTAAAGTTCAATGGTAAAACAATAGGAAAGGTTAAAGACAGGGAGGTATTATTCTCTCATCCTGAATCTGTCAATTTTCCTGAACCGTATGATATTAATAAAATCCATGACCGCAAACACTTTGAACGAAGGCAAGCACAATATAATAAACGTGCAAATCCTAACTTCTTCAGAGATACCGACAAGAGAATGCAAGATAACTTTATTAAAAGTATAGAAGGGTCATTTGATTCAAATTCCTTTGTTGATAGTGTTATAGATAAAATACGGGATTTACCTCCTGATGTTTTCTATGAATTGTACAAACAGAATTTTAATGAATTCGATTTTACCCTTTATGATAGTGAGGGTCACTTTGCAGCCGCTAACCTTTCACAATTAGTAGCCATTGAACATATTATTGATGAATTTAATGAGGGTGATAATGAGGATATTGAGTTACTAAAGGATTTTCCTGATAGGTTGTAAGGAGTTGGTAGGGTGGAAGGAACGGTTTAAATGGTAAAGAAAAGAAAGAACTATAGTTGTGACTTTGAAACCACAACAGAACTAGATGATTGTCGTGTGTGGGCTTATGGTTGGATGGAGATAGGAAATAAATCAAATTACAAGATAGGAAACAACCTGGATGATTTTATGAAGTGGATGGAAAAAGCACAAGCAAACATCTATTTCCATAACTTAAAATTCGATGGTTCATTTATTGTTAACTATCTCCTTAAAAATGGGTTTACATGGGACAAGGACGCAAGCAAAGAAAAGACCTTTAACACAATCGTATCTCATATGGGTGTATGGTATATGATTGATATATGTTGGGGGTACACAAAAGATAATAAGAAAAAACACACGCGAATCTATGATTCTCTTAAGAAATTACCATTTAAAGTTAAACAAATTGCAAGAAGCTTTAATTTAGAAATAAGAAAAGGCGACATTGATTACAGAGCGAAAAGACCAATTGGACACGAAATCACAGAAGAAGAATATGCATACATTAAAAACGACATTGAGATTGTAGCGGATGCCTTAAAAGCGCAATTTGATCAAGGGTTAACAGCCATGACAAGTGGAAGTGATAGCTTAGATGGGTTTAAGTCGATCATATCAAAGAAAGCATTTGAAAAACTATTCCCTATTCTTTCAAGGGATGCTGACCTTGATATAAGATATGCTTATCGAGGTGGATTCACCTGGGTGAATGATCGCTTTCAAGGGAAGTGGATAGAAAATGGTATGGTGTTTGATGTGAATAGCCTATATCCTTCTCAAATGTATGATCGTTTGCTACCTTTCGGAATGCCTGTTGCCTTTCAAGGAAAATATGAAACCAATGAAGATTATCCCTTACATATACAACACGTAAAATGCGAATTTGAACTAAAAGAGGGATATATCCCAACCATTCAAATAAAAGACCCAAATTGGAAACATCTATTTGCGCGAAATGAATACTTAAAATCTAGTAAAGGATACAGCGTAGACTTATACTTAACGAATATTGATTTAGAACTTATACAAGAACATTATGATATTTACAATCTTGAATATATTGATGGGTGCATGTTTAGAGGAAGATTAGGAATTTTTAAACAATTTATTGACAAATGGATTGTAATAAAAAACGATCCAGCAAACGAGGGGGCGATTAAACAACTTGCTAAGCTGATGCTTAACTCGTTGTACTGACTGCGGTAAATTTGCAACAAATCCAAAAATGACAGGTAAAGTTCCATTCTTAAAAGAAGATGGTTCAATCGGTTTTTATGGTGGAGAAGACGAATTCAGAGACCCCATTTATACAGCTATGGGAGTATTTATAACATCCTGGGCAAGATACACCACGATAACAACCGCACAAAAATGTTTTGATAGAATCTTATATTGTGATACTGATAGCATCCACATCGTAGGAACAGAAATTCCTGAAGTCATCAAAGACATTGTGCATCCGAAAAAGTTAGGATACTGGAAACATGAATCTACTTTTAAACGTGCCAAATTCTTAAAACAAAAAACCTATGTGGAAGATATTTATGCAAAAATTAAAGAAGGAGATATAAGATTTAAAAATGATGAATACACAATCCGAACACTGAAAAAGGTAGAATGTGAACCTCATGAATCAACCACAACCATTCTAAATGTGAAGTGTGCAGGAATGAGTGATAAAGCGAAAGAACATGTAAACTTTGAAAATTTTGAAATCAATTTGACGGTGAAAGGAAATCTAAAGCCAAAGCAAGTAAATGGTGGTGTGGTTTTAATAGATGATGAATTTACAATTAAATAATGAGCAATTGAACGAAAATGTGAAGGGGTGAAATTAAAATGGATGGCTTTACTTTAACTGTAATCCTTATATTTCTAGGTGGTTTTGCTCTTATTGGAATACTCGCTAGTTTAAATAATTAATGACACACTTCGAAAAAATAACGTCACAGAGGAGGTTTTAAAGTGGTCTTTAAACGATGGGAAAAAGATGAGTTTATCCCTCTTTACAAACAATATAAGAGTGAAGGTTTACTAGAAAAAGAAATTGCTCTAAAACTATATATCAGTAAAGCAACCCTCACCAATTACAAAAAGCAATATGGTTTACCGATGGTGGCAAACAAAGACAAGAAAATGTTAACCAATAAAAATGGATTGACCAAAGAAATGTTAGAAGAAGGAAAGAAAAATGGATTAAATTCCAGTTTGATCAATGCACGTTTAACGAATTGCCATTGGACAATAGAAGAAGCCATTACGATTCCGCCATTAAAAAGAGGAAAGAAATTAAATAGAAGAAAGGTTGTTGGATGTTGATGGAATTGAATGAAAGAGGTTTATTGGAATATGTTGCTCATTTAGAAGAAGAAAATGGTTTTCTTAAGGTTCGTAATTCGGAATTAAGACAGAAATCCTACATTCAAGTGTATGATGAAAACCTAAAAATGATTGATGAAATCAAAGCATTAAAACATGAAAATCAGGTAAAGTTCAATGATTTAGTTAAGTATGAGAAAACCATCGAGCAGCTAAGAACTCAACTTGCTGAATCGGCCATAATTGCAGACCGTTTTTATCAAGATTACCTTCAATTGGAAAAAGAAAATCAACAACTAAAAGGAGTGGTTGACAGTGTTCAAACGTTTATTAATCAATTTACCTGATGGTTGGGTTTATCCTGCAATCTTAGCTGTGATTGGTTGGGTTTTTGGATTTATCATATGTGGAGGGAAATTTTAATGGGAAAACAAGTTTATTGTCAACACTGTGACGAATATAAAATTGATGAAAAATTCACAAAAACAATTGAAGTGCTATGTAAGGAAGCATTTGAAACAGCAAAGGAAAAAGGTTGGCATGATCAACCTCGTGAAATGGGTACAATCCTTTGTCTCATTCATGGTGAAGTATCGGAAGCAATGGAAGCAGACCGCAGGCAGGAAGGATGGGATAGGGTAACGGAAGAATTAGCAGATGTTTGTATACGTATTTTTGACCTTTGTGGCAGTCTTAATCTTAACTTGGAAAAGGCTATAACGGAGAAGATGGAGTTTAATAAGGGAAGGAGTTACAAGCATGGCGGTAAAACGTACTAGAATGAAAAGGTGTAGTAAGGGAGGAGAACGTTATGGAGAACAAAGAAATTTTGAATAGAGTTTTACACGGTAGTTGTTTTGAATGGCTTCCACAAATTGAAGATAAAAGTATTGATATGATTTTATGCGACCTGCCATATGGAACAACCCAAAACAAATGGGATTCGGTTTTACCGTTAGATTTACTTTGGAAGGAATATGAAAGAATCATCAAAGTAAACGGTGCGATTGTTTTATTTTCGGCAGAACCTTTTACCAGTCAACTAATCAATAGCAATTTGAAAAACTTTAGGTATGACTTAATTTGGGAAAAAAGCCATGCTGTAGGGTTTCTAAATGCTAGAAGAATGCCCATGAGAAAGCATGAAAATATTTGTGTTTTCTATAAAAAACTTCCAACTTATAACCCACAAATCGAAGATAAACCTGTGGAGAACATAAGACCAATTACAACAAAAAATAGGCTTACAAGTAATTATGGTTCTTTTGACGAAGGCAATCACAGAACAATTCCTGTTGATAAAACTTATCCGAAAAGCATTTTGAAAATATCGAATGAATCCAAAACAGAAACGAAACATCCAACACAAAAGCCTGTAAAACTTTGTGAATGGTTAATAAACACATACACAAATGAAAGTGAGACAATCTTGGATAACTGTTTAGGTAGTGGAACAACAGCAGTCGCTTGCATTAATACAAATCGTAATTTCATAGGTATTGAAAAAGAATGGGATTATTGCGAAGTAGCGAACGGAAGAATCAAAAAAGCAAAAGAAGCTAAAGTGTTTTAGGACGTCTTACGAACATATAACATCATAAGGAGGAAAATAAATGTTATTTAATTCTAATGCATGTTTTGAAAATCCTGAAATGCCGCAATGGTTAGAAGCAGCAATAAGAATATCATTCAGACAAAAGAACTTGGATAATATAAAAGGTTACATTAAATTATGGGAGGACATACAAAATGGTAAGTAATTTGGTTTATGAAATCAGTAAAATGATCAGTGATGCAAAGGAAATGAGTGAAGATCAGAAAAGGAGATTGTTAAGAACGATCTTAAACTCAAAATATGGAAAACAAGCAAAATGAAGAAATACACCATTACCATTATCTCTTCAAATGCCAAACAGAAAATCTTAGAAGAAGTATTTTATGAGGATAATATGATTGGTGTAACAAGGTGTTTGCTAGGGTATAAGCCGAAAAGAGGGTATGAATTTGTGACAAGTCATATAGATTTGGTGGAGGTGTTGGTTTAGTGGATGAGCTTCTAAAGAATACTTTAGGAAGAATACTGGAAACTACTCAATTATCAGACAGTCAAAAATTGGAAGTAATAAGTGGGATTCATATATTGTACAAATATTTAGACATATGGGAAGATGAGGATTAAAAAGGAGATTAATATGAAACATATAATATTCTTTTCGGGTGGAATTGGAAGTTTCTTCACAGCAAAACGTGTAATTGAGAAAGAAGGAAAAGAAAATGTTATTCTTCTATTCACTGATACACTTATTGAAGATAGTGATTTATATAGATTTATGGATGATGCTGCACTTTATTTTGATATACCTATTACAAGATTAGCAGATGGAAGAACACCTTGGGAAGTGTTCAAAGATGTAAGATTTTTAGGGAATTCCAGAACGGCTCATTGCTCCCATTTGTTAAAACAAGTTCCTGCGGATAAGTGGGTTAGAGGAAACTTCAAACCTGAAGAAGTCACATTGTATCTGGGTATTGATTGGACTGAAATACATCGAACCAAAAAACCAAAAGAAAATTATCTACCCTATCAAGTAAAGTTTCCTATGTGTGAAGAACCTTATTTAACAAAAACGGATATGTTAGAAGAATTAGAGAAAATTGGAATCGAACAACCAAGATTATATAAAATGGGGTTTTCACATAATAATTGTGGAGGTGGTTGTGTAAGAGCTGGACAAGGTCATTTTGCCCATTTGCTTGAAACGTTGCCAGAGAAATATAAAGAATGGGAAGAAAATGAGGAAGAAATAAGACAATATTTAGATAAAGATGTTAGCATGATGAAAAGGTCTAAGGTTGTATGGAAGTTAAATAAATACGGAAGAAAGTATAAGGATACAGATGTTGAAAGATTAACATTAAAGAAATTAAGAAAAGAAATTGAAGCTAAACAAACAGAAAATATTGATTTTCAAGATATTGGTGGTTGTGGGTGCTTCATTGGAGATAATTGACAAATTTTAAGGGGTATAGTATACTAAAGGAGTAAGGTGCGTTGCTTCCTATCATGTATGGATGCTGTGGAACTTATCCACGTTAATTCGTGCCACTCCCTTTGCTGATTGATTATCAGTTGCATGACAAGTATACGTTATTTTACCAAGTTTTGAACCCCTGCCAAAGCCTTAAAAGGTGTATAATGCAGGGGTTTTAATTTTATAAGGGAGAAAATTATGGGTAAAATAGACGATTCAGCCCGATTGATCATCAAAACAGCATATCAAAAGTTAGGCTCAAAATTTGATATTGCCAATATGTATTTAATTCCTCAATCAGTGGTTGACATGTATTTATTGGGTGTTGATCAGGGTACATTGTGGGGAAGACATGTAATGAGGATAGAAATAGCAAGGATGCAAGCGGAAAAGGAAGGGAAAGAGTTTTATAAGCCTGTGGATAAGGATAAGTATAAGGGAGGTCAACCATATTGAAGGAAATTTATATTCTCAATTATGATAATGGTATGAGTTATGAAGATAATGAGCATTACACAATTGCCGTATTTGATGATTATAAAATGGCTATTGATTTTATTTTAAATAAAGGATTTGAACAATGTTCAACTCATAATTTATTCCAAAGAGGAAAGAAATATCTTATTTGGGATAAAGAATCGATAACTATTAATGTGATAAAATTGAATGTTGAATTAAATTATTTTGGTGAAATTTTAGAGGAGGATGAAAAAGCATGATTGTGAGTGTAATGACTAATAACTACCAGGAACGACATGAGGACATCAACCAACATGTAAAGGATTTGGAAGCTGATTTGAAAATTGTGAGAATGGATTTGGTAGAAAGTGAAGAACAAAATGAAATGAAGGATGAAAAGATTAGGGAGTTGGAAAAGAAGGTTCGGATGTTGGAAGCAAAAGTGAAGAAAGCGAGTGCTAAGGATGAAAAAGCAAAAGCTGATCAGTGATACAGGGACGGGAAAGAAGATTGTGATTAATTTGGAACTAGCTGAAAAAAATTTAAGTGAAGGTGGATTCAACACCTTAATGGGTATTATAGATCATTTGCAATATGTACAAAAAAATATTTAAATAATGAAATAAAATAGAAGCATCCGAAAGGGTGCTTTTTATTTACTCCTTTTGTGTCATCCAAAAGAGTTACATTCAGGATGATAAATTATTTTACGTTGAGATGAATAAAATAGTTGACGTTGAGACATACTTATTATATAATAAGAATATAGAAGAAAGGAGTTACGGTGAGATGAGTAAGCCTGGAACATTGTTCGACATGAAATGTGAAATGGTTTTCGACATAAGCTGCGATCACGCTGAGACCACCCCACCACCCCAACTGAGCGTAAGAGAAAGAGATGGGGAGAACGTAACATGGAAGTGGGAGTCCCATAATAC